CCCGCTCGTTGCGCGCCTTACTCCGCACGCCCGAGGTCTGCGAGCCGCCGTAGAGCAGGCAGTATTCATACGCGGCTTGGGCGAACTCGCCGACGGTCATAGCACCGTCCCCGGGGGCAGTGGGGGCCCTGGCTCCACGCGCTTGGGCGTCACGGCCGCCGCATCCTGCTCCGCTTGGGCTTGGGCCTTGGCCTGCACCTCGGCCAAGGTGCGCCGCACCGCCGGCGCGGCCTTGGCCACCGCCTCGTTATTGGTCTGCTGCTGCTCCGCCAACGTGGCGAGGGAGCGCACCTGGACTGGCGCGGGGCTTTCCACGGTGGCGCCCTTGGCGAGCTCGGCCACAAACCATGCGGGGGGCTTCTCAGCCACGCCGATCTCCGGGGCCCCGGTCTTACTGGCCGCGGCCGTGATCCAGTCGATCGACTTGACCACGTTCTGGCTCAGGAAGATTCCGCTGGCCATGCCGAGGATCACCCACTTGTAGCGGGGCACGTCGGGCGTGTAACTCACGGCCAGGTTGCTCGCGGTGGCGAAGATGGCGGCCAAGAACTGCACCACGGGCTCGGGTGTCTCCGGCCACTTCAGGCGCATGAGGCGATAGGACAGGCCAGTGAGCGCGATGAGGACCCCGAGCTGCCCAGCGGGGGTGGCGAAGTCCGACCAGTCCATCACGGGGTCTCCCGCGCGGCGGCGGCGTAGGTTGGGGGGCGCTGCCGATGCGCGGCGAAGCGCGTCTCCCCGATGGTGCGGAAGATCGTCGTCCCGCACCTGCAGTGCCCTTCCCAGGGACTCCGGGCCCACATCGGCGCCCCCATGTGGCAGTGCGGGCACGCGGTCGGGATCACGGGCTCGGCCCGCTGGGCCACGCCGATGACGCGCGTGGGGATGTCGGACTCCAGCACGGAGCCGAGCAGGCCCATGACCTTGCGGCGCTTGTACCGATCGCGTTTGCCCGAGCCCTTGCCGCCCATTACGCGCTCGGCCCCTTCGGGGGCCCGTTGCCCTCAGCGAGCCGCCGCGCCTTCTCAATGGCCACGCCCTGCATGATCCACCGCACGACGTCTTCTTCTTTCAGGTCAGGCCGGATGAGGATCGGCAACGCGGGCGTGGTGATCGTCGAGCCGGCCATCTGCGCGGCCTCGGCCTTCTCCTTGCCCACCTTCTCGCCCTTGATCTCCGCGGAGGCGACCATCTGGGAGTTCATGCTGTTGGTCTGCGTCTCGATCTTCGCCACGTTGGATTCGATGCGGCGGGTGCGGAGGATGACGAACAGGTTGCCGATGGCGGCGAGGGTCGCGGGCACCCCGGCCACAATAGCGATCCAGACGGTCGCGGTCGAATCGGTCACGGGATCCTAGCCGATGAAGAAGTCGCGGATGGTGATCAGCACCTTGCGCCCCTTGGTCTGCCACGTGACCACAGGCTTCGCGGTGGGCGGACCGGGCAGGACCACTTCGACCTTGATCGGGGGCAGGCGCGTCGGGCGGACACGGCGTTCACGGCGCGGGCGATGGCGTCGGGGCATGCGGCTCCCCTTTCTGCGCCCGGGCGGCATGTTAGCACGGACGGCGTCGCCCGACGCAAGAGCCATGCTAGACTACGCGCGTCATGGCACGCCCCGCGCCCCCCACCCAGCGCGTGGACCCCCGGTGGCTCCGCCAGCGCCTCACGCAGGCCCTCACGGCCCCGCCGGCCCCGCCGATCAAGGTCTACGACGCCACCGGCCGCCTCATCGCCACGGTGGATCCCATCACCAAGCGCCGGTCACCCGTGCGCGAATGAATGGCGGTTCAGGTTTCAGCACTTCATCACGCCCCGCCCGATGCCCACCGAATCACGCGCTTGCGCTGTCTCATCCGTACCAGATTCTTTTACCTTGACACGCTCACCGAGCGACGCATACTACAAGACGGCTGAAACACCTTAGTGCGCCAGGTGGACAGCCAAGGGCGTGAGCCCGCTGGCTCGACACCCCGAAGCCTCCCGCTCCGCGATTCCCCCATCACGCGTCGTTCCACGTGAAACGCTTGCCAAGCGACGCCGACCAGTGCTAGCGTCCCGAGCGTGAGCTCCCCACGCCCCAGCCCGGGTCATCCTGCCCCAGCGCGGCGCAGGACCACGCGGCCCAGCCAGCCCGGACGGGTGTGTACCAGCGGAGGGGTAGCCGACGACGCCAAGGCCGCCAGCTATGGTGACAGCACCATAGTGACGCCACCATAGCAATGACGCCATACCGCACGAGATGGCCGGATACGCGATTACGTCACGTCACGTAAATACGCAGCGCATATAGCTGAACGCACTGCGGCGTCTGATAACAGGTAGTATGTGGCGCGGAGTGCGGCGTAACGTGTTGATTGTACGTAGCGCCTGGTCAGCCCCCCGGGGGTATCAGGAGCGCGAGGGCGTGACGCAGCGCAGCGGGGGGCTGGGAGCCAGGGGCCAGGCGGGGACGGCGCGGGCCGGAAATGGGGGAACGTGGGGACATGCGGTGCACCACAACGGCCCACTCTAAAAACAGTTTTTTCATGGGGAGGCGCTGAGTAAATGGGTGGTCTCGGGAGTGGCCGCACGCGAGAGGTGGAGGACACCTCGGATCGGGTGTGTCCCTGTGGGCAGGCCGGAGAACGCTATCGGCTGGAGGACGGGACGGTGCGGCGGAGGCTTCACTGCGCGCGGTGTCGGATGCGCGTGCGGCGAGGGTTGCCGGTGGGTCCGGTCCTGGCGCCTGCGCATTGGCAGCACGCGCTCTGGCGAGAGGCCACGGTCTGTCAGCGATGCGGATTTGTCCCGGAGGACCCCTGTCAGTTGCAGCTTGATCACATCGTGCCGAAGTGGCAGGGCGGCACGCATTGCCGCGAGAACGCCCAGATCCTCTGTGCGAACTGCCACGCGGTGAAGACGGCGAGAGAGGCCCGCGAGCGGGTAGCCGCCGGAGGCTGGTGGGGTCCCGCGCGCATCTTTCACGGGAACGGAGCGAGCGCATGAAGAAGAAAGCCAAGAAGCCGAAGGCCCGTAAGAAGGCGTGGAAGCCCACGCTGCGGTTGGGCGGCGGCCAGTTCCGCGTGGTGCTGGGGCCGGGGCTGGGGGATCCGCGGGTGTGGACGGGGCAGCTGGATGGGGCGGGCGCGGTGATCCGGCGCGCGGAGGACGTGGATCTGGAGCGGATGTGGGAGGCCAGTGATGGGTGACTTCGTGGCGGATGATGCGCGGCTGGCGGAGATGCATGGCTACGAGGCGGTGCGCCGCGTGCACTTGGGGGCGATGGTCTCGCCGCGAGGGGGAGTCTCGCCGCGCTGTGCGAGGACCCCGCGGCGGATCACGATGAACGCCGCGAGTCGGGAGACCTGGACCCTGACCGCAGCAGCGGTCACGTGCCCCCGCTGTCGGAAGGTGATGGCGGATGCCTGACCTTGATGAGCGTCTCACGGTCTGTGGCACCTGCGGCGCGCGGTATGACCGCGTCCGGTTCGCACACGCCTGCATGCCTGACCCGGTGGACGTGGTGCGGCGGCGGGAAGAGACGCGGGCGAAGGAGGCCCCGGCGCCGAATGATCGGCCGGGCTACTTCTGTCCCTGCCAGCACCCGACCTGTGAGCGGCACCACGATGACCGGGCGCTCTTACTGGCGCTGTTGACGCGCTTCGATCGCCTCGAGAAGGCCCTGAAGGCCCACGGGGTCGGGAGCTGGGTGGAGAAGGCATGACCCACGCCGAGGCCTGTCACGCCGCGTTCGATCGCGCGGGGCTGTGGCACTGGGTCGGCGAGGGGCGGCGGCTGGCGCATTTTCTGCGCTCCGGGCGGTGGCAACCGCCGAAGCCGCCCGAGCCACTCCCGGCGGGGCGACTGGTCGCCTACAGCGAAGAGGTGACGTGGGGGCCCGGCGCGGTGCCGATGAAGGCGATGGGCTACCGCTGGGAACCGGATCCCGAGTGGCCGACGTATGGCTAACCGCTCACCCCTGACCGCACGCTTGGGCGCGGCGGCCAGAGGCCGGGGTGCCCCGGGCTAGGGTCCAGAACCCCGATCAGGCGCCCTGGCAGAACTGCCACGTCTACCGGCTCGTGAAAGGGCCGACGCAGGCGGGGCGCCGCCGCTACGCGCTCATCTGGGGCTGGCCCACCCCGGTCAGCGAGCTCGCCCGCACGCTGATGCCGCCCCTGCCCGGCCGGCCGTCCTATTGCCGCGAGGCGCGCCAGTGGGCCAAGGCGATGCTGGAGGCCAACAAGGCGCGCAACGTGCGCAAGCGCCCCAAGGCCGAGCGGCGCTGGATCGGCGGCTATACGCTGCGCTGGCTCCGCGCCGTCGCGAAGGGCACCGAGCCGCTCAAGTTCGGCGACTACCACCGGCTGCGCACGTATCTGAACCCGCCCAGCGTGGCGCCGACGAAGCTCGTGGTGCAGGTGGCGGGCGGGCTGCGGATCGGCTGGCAGGCGCCCACCCCGGTCGAGGCCCCACGCGGGCGGGAGCCGGTCCCGGCGGCGGCCGATGGGGGCGGGTTCGTCCGCGCGATGCGCTGATGGTCGACCACCTCGCGGCGTTCAAGAAGTTCGCCGCCACGATGAAGATCCCCTCGCGCGACGAGGGCCTGATCCCCTTTCGCCTGTGGGGCGTGCAGGAGCACTTCGTCACCGAGGTCTGCCGGGCGATCGAGTCGGGCAAGCGCGAGATCGTCTGCCTCAAGGCCCGCCAGATCGGCGCCACCACCGTGATGATGGCCTGGGACGCCTACTGGGGCCTGCGGCATGCCGGCATGCAGGGGCAGTTCAACGCCAACGCCGATGACAACCGCGAATACTTCCGCGACGTGCTGAACGAGCTCTACGCCACGCTGCCCGCGAAGTTCTCCTACCCGCTCCGGCTGAACAACCGTAACGGCATGGCCTGGGCCAACGGCTCGCGGCTCATGTTTCAGACCGTCGGGCGCTCCGGCAAGGTGGGGCGCGGGCGCGGCTTGAACTACATGCATTCCACCGAGATGGGCGAGTGGGAGAACCCGGAGGCGATCGGCTCGCTCCGCGCCGCCTTCTCCGAGCGCCATCAGGCGCGCCTGGCGATCTGGGAGGGCACGGCCAAGGGCTTCAATGCCTTCTTCGACATGTGGGAGGACGCCCAGCGCGCGGTCACCATCCACCCGATCTTTCTCGCGTGGTGGCGGCACCAGGATTACACGCTCCGGCCGACCGTGGACAAGATGGAGCGGAAGCTCTTCGACGTCTACTGGGACGGCCGCCTCACCGCGGATGAGCGCGCCTGGCAGCGCGAGATCGGCCGCCGGTGGCGCGTGACGATCACCCCGGAGCAGTGGGCGTGGCGGCGCGGCAAGCTGGCCGAGAAGATGATGGGCGACGAGATCATGATGTCGCAGGAGTTCCCCACGCTGCCGGAGCACGCCTTCCAGGCCTCCGGGCAGCCCTTCATCGGCCACGGGGCCATCGCGCGCCTGCGCGAATCCCTCGACGATGCCCCCAAGCCGGCCTACTTCCGCTATACCTTCGGCGCCACCATCGAGCGGATCGAGGTGCAAGAGTCGAATGAAGAGATGGCCCATCTGACCGTGTGGGAGGAGCCGGATCCGAATGCCTACTACGTGGTCGCCGCGGACCCGGCCTACGGCGCCAGTGCGCAATCCGACCGCTACGCCTGCTCCGTGTGGCGCGTGTCGCGCACGCGCATGACCCAGGTCGCCTCCTTCGTGGCTACCGAGATCACGATGAACCAGTTCGCGTGGGTCTGCTGCCACCTGGCCGGCGCCTATCTGCCGTCGTTCTTCATCCTGGAGCTCAACGGGCCCGGCATGGCCGTGCACCAGGAGATCGAGCGCATGAAGAGCATGGGCTGGGGCACCGCGGAGCGCGCGAAGATCCTCAACGCGCTCAGCGCGATTCAGAGTTACATCTGGCGGCGGCCGGATTCCATGGGCATCGGCGCCTCCTGGCAGTGGCGGACCACGCCGCGGACGAAAATCTGGATCTTGAACCGCCTGCGCGACCAGATCATGCAGGGCAACATCGTGATCCGCGAGCCCGGCCTGGTGTCGGAGCTGGGGAATGTCCGCCAGGACGGCGATAAGTTCCGTGCCGAGGGCCGCGCGCACGACGATCGCGTGATCGCCGCCGCCTTGGCCACGGAGATGTGGTCCTCGCAGGCCCTGCCGATGCTGGAGGGCCTGCCCGTGCAGCAGGATCCGCTCGACATCGCCGAGATGCCGGAGGCGCATGCCCGCGCCGTCTCCAATTACTTCGCGAGAATAGGACTGAGGTGACCGGATGCCAGCGCCGAGAGCGGATTTCGCGTGTCTCGCCCCGAAGTGCCAACAGGATGGCGCGGCCACGATCTACGAGTTGCCCGTGACCGCGACCCGGTGCCCCGTCTGCGGCAGTAAGCGCGTGCGCCGGCTCTACAACGCCGTGCAGATCGGGAGCAGCACGGCCCGGGCGCACGACAAGATTCTTGAATCGTCGAGCATTCCGGCCCAGATGGACGCGGCGAAGGACAAAGCCGTGAGCAATACCATCCGCGGGGAGGCGCTCGCGGCGGCTGGCGGGAGTGCGCAGGGCGCGTTGGGGGTGGTGCAAGGGTTTCCGGGCGCTGCGTTGTATTCCCGGGGCGGAACCGATCAACGGGGCGACCGAGTCCTCGGCTCCGTGGACGTGATCCGCTCCCTGACGAAGCCGAGGCCCGCCAATGGCTGACGACAACGACCGGCTCCACCCCCCGCTGGGCACCATCATCGAGCGGTGTAGCGCCTCCCGCGAGAAGCGGCGGCAGACCTACCGCCTCCTGCGCCACTGGTACCTGCGCGGCTGCGAGCTGAACAACCTGCCCGCGCTGTTCAACCGTCTGCATGCCCACGTGGAGCTGCTGTCCAGCATGATCTACGCGCCCGAGTCCGCCCGATTCTGGCTCGGCGTCTCGCCGTCGGAGCGCGCGGAGTACATGGACCGCTTGGACGTGGCCCGGGATGAGTTCTCGCAGCACTGGCGCAACTGCGGGGCCGACGTAGACTTCGCCTCCTACGTGGACTGGGCCGCCGTCTACGGCACGCTGATCGTAAAGATCATTCCGGGCCCGAATGGCGCCGTGCGCGAGGCCCCGATCGACCCGGCCGCCTTCGGCGTGGGGCGCGAGGACATCCCCTCCCTCGACCGGCAGCCCTATTTCGTGCACTGGTACGTGATTTCGCTCCCCGAGCTCAAGGACAAGATCGCCGCGCTCCCGGTGGCCGAGCAGGCCGACATCCTGAGCCTGGCGGAGTCGCAATCGCTGCCGAATAACTCCGCGGGCGTCGATCAGAACATGCCGGGCGGCATGATGGGCTCCGTCATCGTCACCTCCGTCAACGACACCGACCGCGTCCAGGGCTTTCTCGACCTGTCCTCGCTCAATCAGGATCGGCCCGAGGTGACCGAGCCCTTGGTCGAGCTCGCCGAGGTCTGGCAGAGGTGTCAGTATCAGCGGAACGATGCGAAGACGCCCACCGGGGCGTTCTGGGACTGGAAAGTCTCCACGTGCCTCGGCACCTACGTGCTCTGGGAGACGCGCAACCCCGTCCTGCCGTATGTGCCGGGTGATCGGGCGGGGAAAGGCGCGATCGAGGCCGAGCAGCCGTTCGTCGCCATTCGGCTGGGCGTGCTGATCGACTATTTCTGGGGCCGGAGCGAGCTCGCGCCCCTGACGCGCCTTCAGGTGGCCGCCGACGACCATCTGACCGACATCCGCGAGATGATGGGCCGGCAGTTGGACCCCTCCGGGCTCATGACCGGCATCAATCTGCCGCAGGACAAGATTTCGGCGATTCGCAACAAGGGCAACTGGATCAGCACGCAGCAGGCGGGCGGCAAATTACAGCCGTTGGTGCCCACCATGCCCCCGCAGGCGTTCGACCTCCTCACGAAGTTCGACCAGATGTTCAACGAGGAGGGCGGCATCCCGGAAGACCTCGGGACCGCGCAGGAGGACATTCGCGTGCAGGGGCAGATTCAGGGCACCGCGCGCAAAATGGGCCGGATTCGCAAAAAGGCCCTCGTGGTCGAAGACGCGCTCGAGGTGCTCGCCACGCGGATGTTCCACGTCAAGCAGCGCAATGACGCCACCGAGTACACCGTTGGCGAGGGCGACACCGCGGAAACGTTCGTGCTCGCCGATCTGCCGATGAACGCCGTGGTGAAGGTGTCCGCGCATTCGGCGTCGCCCGTCTACGCGGAGCAGGCGCTCGAAAAGGCCCTCGTGCTCTACAAGGCCGGCGCGATCGACGATGCCTCGCTCATCGAAATCCTCGATCCGCCGATGATGGAGCTGCTGCGCGAGAAGGCGAAGGCCATCATGGCCGCAAAGGCGGAGGCGGCGGGGAAGAAGCAGGAAATCGAGTATCTGAAGGCGACGCGGGCGGCCCGTCGCTAACTGGCACTCTTGCATGCGGTCGGGCGTGTAGGCCCTCGGCGTAGGGCCAAAAAGGTGAGCAATATCAAATAGTTGTTGACGGAGTCCGTTCGGCCGTGCCATCGTTCCGCCCGATGGGTGGCATGCCTCCTCCCAATGCGGCACCGCCCGGCGCCCCGCCGATGGATCCCGGGGCGGCGGCGCCGGGTGCGGCCCCGCAAGCGCCCCCCGCGCTCGGCCTGAAGGCGGCGGCGGGTCAGAAGATCGCGGAGTCGCGCAAGATGCTCGAGGCCGCGCTGGTGATTTTCGGCAGCGAGAGCGAAGAGGGCAAGGCCCTCGTCACCGCGATCAAGTCGTTGGGCTCGATCTTCCCCGGCGAAGCGATGGCGGCCGATGCTGGCGCCGCTGCGGCTGCGCCCAGTGGTGTGCCCATGGGCGGCCCGAAGCCGGCCGCGCAATTCGGGATGTGAGGAGACCACCGTGAAGAAAAATATGGCCCCCCCGAGCTACCCGATCCGCAACCCGCGCACGCTGCCCAAGGAAGTCGGCAAGATCATGAACCCGCCCGGCCATCTGGAGTTCGGCGGCAAGGGCGAGTCCACGAAGCTGCCGCTCAAGGCCAGCAAGTACAAGGTCACGGATCGGGGCAAGTAGCGTGATGGCCGACGACAAGCTGGACGCCGCGACGCTCGAAGCCCTCGACAAGGCCAAGATCCTCGATCAGCTCTACGACAACAAGACCACCCGCCCCACGCTGCTGCAGGGCATCAAGACGATCCGGCCCGAGGCGCGCATCCCGGAGATCGAGACCGCCGAGCACGTGCTGGCCGCGATCACCCCGCACGTCAAGGAGATCGGCGAGACCAAGGCCGAGTTCCTGAAGGAGCGGGATGAGTTCCGCGCCGAGCGGCAGCGGGAGAAGGCCAAGAAAGAGCTGAACCTGACCGACGAGGAGTTCATCGAGGTCGAGAAGCACGCCAAGGAGAAGTCGATCGGCGACCTCACGGCCGCGACCGAGCACTACCGCATGACGCGCGAGGTCGCCGAGCCCCGCGGCGGGCCCGAGACCACGTTCCATGCCCCGAATCTCAAGGGGCTGTGGGAGAACCCCACGCAGTTCGCCCGGGAAGAGGCGCGCAAGGTCCAGCACGAACACGAGATTGCCAGACGGCAAAGGGGACGCTAGCCCATGCCCATCATCACGCTCGCGCAGCAGAGCACCGCCGGGGCCGTCGGATCTGCCTACGGGGCCGAGACGGCGGTCCTGCTCACCACGACCCAGGTCGTCACGCTCAGCCAGGGGACGTGGTACGTCTTCCCCGGGGGGGTCGCGAACGCGGCGGCCACCGTCGATTTCTCCCCCGATGGGGGCACCACGTG